ACCAAGGACATCGTGGGCGCAGGCACATACCAGCTAATTGCTTCCGGCACGTCTGGAGGCTCGGCTGTCTGCTTCATCGGCACACAATGACTGACCGAACCGCCAAGATACTCGAACAGGACAAGATGGTACTGCGTGGTCTCAAAGCCCGTGGTAAGCACATCGTTATGTCACTGGACGATGACGAGACGCTGGACATCACCCTAGACTGGACCCCCTGGCTCGGCACTGACACCATCGCCAGCGTATCCAATACAGCTTCAGGCATCACCGTATCCGGCGCATCCAACACAACCACAGGCGCAACATTCAAAGTCGCATCCACATATTCAGGCTGGGTAGAGCATCGCATCACCACAGCAGCCGGACTGATCAAGGAAAAGCTGATCCTCGTAGAGGTCAACGGCTTCCCGCTTCGTGATGACTATGGTGTTGGCTGGAGAGTGCTTTGAGCAAGCGTAACTACTATGTCTACGCCTACCGCATCGATGGCGATATGGCTTATGTCGGGAAGGGAACAGGCAAACGCGCTTGGGAACATCTTCGCCGCGCTCGAAACCCAATCCTGCGCCAACGCATCGCATCCGCAAACTCGGTAACTGTTCGCGTCGTATCGCGCGGCCTGACAGAGCCTGAGGCGTTTAGACTGGAGCGTCGGTGCATCAATAAATGGCGCGCTACACTGAGCAACCTCACACAAGGCACTAGAACACAGACTGAAGCCTTGTGGCATGACTGCCTAAACGATCTACAGAACAACTTCATTAGCTATGGCGTAGCTGTGGTGAGCACAAACGGTTCTCGGTATGATTTGCAGAGTGGATCTATAGTGGCCGATACCATTGCGCTGCGTGTTCGCAACCTTGCTTGGCTCAAACGACAGATGCGTTCGATCATGCGGATGTTGGAAGCGGAAGACCCGAGTTTGATTTAATGGCTGAGAAAACTCCAAAATCAAAACGCGGTGGTCCTCGACCCGGTTCTGGCAGGCCAAAAGGCGTCAAAAACCAAACCACAATCATGAAAGAGGAGCTTCACAAGGAGGTCCTCTCGCGCGCCATTCAGGACGATACGACACCGCTCGAAGTCATGCTGAACATCATGCGCGATCCAGAGTCTGAAATGTCCATGCGGTTTGAAGCAGCCAAGGCGGCAGCGCCTTACGTGCACCCGCGTTTGTCTCAAGTCGATTCAACGGTGACCCAGAACGTGCACTTCACGATATCCGACGAGCCGATGACCGACGAAGAATGGGAAGCAGAGTATGGAGAAAAGGACTCTGTGGAGACCCCAGCGCGGCCCGCAGGCAGCCTTAATTAAGTGCCCGGCCCGCGAAGTCCTGTTCGGCGGAGCGAGAGGTGGAGGCAAGACAGACGGAAGCATTGGCAAGGCAGCGATACGGCAGAAGATGCTCGGGTCGATCTTCAACAAGGTAATTTTCCGCCAGGAGATGCCGCAAGCGGACGACATGATCGAGCGGGCGCAGGACATACTTTGTCCGATTGGTGCGAGCTTCAACAAGGTCCAGTCTCAGTTCACGTTTCCCGCTGGCGGTCGATTGCGTTTCAGACCACTTGAGAGCGCCAGGGACGCGCAGAAGTATCAGGGCCAGAACCTGACTGACGTGGATATTGACGAGGCTGGCAACTATCACATGCCCGATGCCATCGACAAGATGTGGGGTGCTCTGCGCGGTGCGAACGTCAAGATGACGCTGCTCGCCAACCCCGGCGGACCTGGGGCAACGTGGATCAAGGAGCGGTTCGAGATCGACACCAATCCACGTGGGATGAAGATACTGAACCACAGCCTGCCGAACGGTGCGATTCACACGCGCTGTTTCATCCCGTCCAAGGTGACGGACAACAAGGCGCTGCTGGCGAACGACCCTGACTATGTAAACCGCCTCTATCTCGTCGGCTCAAAGGAATTGGTCAGGGCTTGGCTTGAAGGCGACTGGAACGCCATTGACGGCGCGTTCTTCGATTGCTGGTCTCCCAAGCTGGTCATCAGCCCGTTCGAGATACCCAAGGAGTGGCACAAGTTCAGGTCTTTCGATTGGGGATCTGCTGCGCCCTTCTCGTGTGGATTCTGGGCGGTCGCTGGTGATGACCTGCAAAGACCAGAGGGCGTTATCCCGAGGGGCGCGCTGATCCGGTTCAAGGAATGGTACGGGTCAAGCGCGCCCAACAAGGGCTTGAAACTGACGATCGAGGAAGTGGCGTCAGGCATCAAGCAGATGTCGGAAGACCATACATACACAGGCTGCGTGGCTGACCCGGCTATCTTTGCTGAAGACGGTGGCCCAAGCCGCGCCGAGATATTCCGCAGGGCAGGCGTCATCTTCAAGCCAGCAGACAACAAGCGGGTTGCCCGCAATGGTGCAATGGGCGGCTGGGATGAGATGCGCCAGCGGATGATCGGCAATGACCGTCCGATGCTCTACTGCACCACGCTTTGCAAGGACTCGATCCGCACGATCCCGACCTTGCCGCATGACCAAAAGAGGCCGGAAGACCTGGACTCAAACTCTGAAGACCACGCAGCGGACGAATGGCGATACGCCTGCATGTCTCGTCCCTGGATAGCAGGCAAGCGGCCCGCAGACCGGAAGCCCGGCTTCAGTGACTACAAATCCACGAGTAACGGAAGTGGCGATTCATGGCGAGTATGACCGAACCGAAGCCCGATGAAGGCCAGGACGAGCCTGAGTTCAAGGGCCGTGGTATCGAAACCTACAAGCGCTGGTTCCGCAACTCGGAGGAAGCGCACGCGCCTGCCCGCAAGCTGGCGCACCGTGACCGTGACTGGTACGACAACTTTGATGACGACCAGTGGGACGAGACTGAGAAGGCAATCCTGCGCAAGCGTGGCCAGCCCATCGTCACGTCCAACCGGATCAAGCGCAAGGTCAACTTCCTGTGCGGTATTGAGCAGAAGCAGCGCTCTGACCCAAGAGCGTTCCCGCGCCAGCCTGAGAACGAGGAGCAGGCAGCGGTTGTCACTGACGTGCTGGACTACATCGAGACAGAGACGCGGTTCGATAAGGTTGCCACGAATGCGTTCAGGAACCTGTGCGTTGAGGGCATCCAGATCGTTGAAGTCATGTTTGATGACGACATCGAATGCCGCATGGTCGATTATGACCAGTACTTCTATGATCCGCGGTCCAAAGATGCGGACTTCTCTGACGCCAGATACCAAGGCTATGGCGACTGGTTTGACCTTGAAGATGCCAAGGAGATGTTCCCCAGCGAGGAAGCGCAGGCATTCCTTGACGGATCGCTCACTCAGGTTGGCAATATGGACGAGGGCCACGAAGACAAGCCTGGACATCACTGGGGTGATGCGACACGCCAGCGGGTGCGCGTTTGCTGCGTCTACTGGAAACAGGGCAAGGTCTGGAACTACACGTATTTCACCGGGGCAGGCGTGCTTGAGGAAGGCGTCTCGAAATACCTCGATGAGGATGGCGAACCGGCTTGTGCGTTAATTGCGGCAAGCTGCTACGTCACACGGGAGAATGAGCGTTACGGCACGGTACGTGACCTGATCAGCCCGCAATCGGAGATGAACTATCGCCGGTCGATGGCGTTGAACCTGATGAAAAATCGCCGTATGTGGGGAATGCAGGGCGTGTTCGCGCCTGACCAGAACCCGAAGGAAGAGGTTGCCCGCGCTGATGGCCTGCTGATTGTCAACGGATCAATTGGTGAGCAATGGGGGTTCATTGAGAGCCAGTCCGAGATATCGAACAATTTGCAGCTGTTGCAGGAAGCCAAGAGCGAGATCGACGTGCACGGGCCGAACGCAGGCTTGCAGGGACGTGGCACAGAAGACCAGTCTGGTAGAGCAATTGCCTTGCAGCAGAACGCAGGCATGGCCGAAGAGAACACGCTGTTCGATACGCACAATGACTGGAAGCTGCGGGTTTACCGCGCGATGTGGGCAAGGGCGAAGCAGTTCTGGACCGAGGAAGATTACCTTCGGGTGACGGATGAGGATTCGCCAGGCGGTGCACGGTTCACACCGATCAACTCGATGCAGCCTGTCATGGCTCCTGTTGCCGGACCTGATGGCCAGCCAATGCAGGGACCAGACGGCCAACCACAGATGCAGCCGCAGGTGGACCCGATGACGGGCCAGCCTCAGATGCAGATGAAGAACTCACTGGCTGAGATTGACGCAGACATCGTTCTGGAAGCCGCGCCGGACATGATCACGCTTCAGCATGAGGAGTTCCAGCAGTTAGCGCAGATGGCAGGCAATGGCGTTCCTATCCCGCCTGACGTGTTGCTTGAAGCCAGCCAGATCAAGGACAAGCGCAAGTTGATTAAGCGCCTGCAGGAAG